AATGAAGGCGTCCGACCGGGTGACGCCGAAGGCGAGCGCGCCAGCAGCTGGCACGCCGCCGGCCTGGGTGACCAAGCGGTTGTTGGTGAGCGCGGCGGTGGCGATCACGGTGAGGGTGAGCATTGAGAGCGAGGCTTTGGACATGGTGTTTTTCCAGAGTGGGGTTTGTGAGGGTCAGGCCGGTGGGCCGGTGGGCTGGTTGGTCTGGTTGGGCGCTCAGGCTGCGAAGCCCAGGGCTTTCAGGGCGGCAACGAAGCTGACACCGTGTTCCCGGGCGTGGGCCTTGGCTTGGGTGGTTTGCTGCTCGGCGCTGAGGGCTTGGTCGCTGGGGGCGGTGGAGCTGGCCACGGGCTTGGGTGCGTCGGCGTCGTGGGCCTTGATGGCTTGGCCGCGCGCGGCGACCTCGGCCTGCAACACGGCCATGGCGGCTTCGGGCGCGGTGGTTTTGCCGTCGAACGCGAGGGTTTGCAGCAGGGCACCGTGACCGGGCAGGCCTGCGCCCACGGCCATGACGGCCTGGATGCGTTCGCGCTCGGCGGTGGAGGCGGTGGCGCTCGCTTGCGCGGTGGCGTCGGCTTGGATGGTGGCGAGCAGTTCGGGGTGCTGCTGCGCCAATTCGTCTTTGGTCATCAGGGGGCCTTTCATGGGCAGTTGGGAAAGGGAGTCAAGCAGCACCGGCTCGGCGGGGTTTGTGCCGCTGGCCTGCACACCGGCAGGCTTTTGGCGGGGTGACTGGGGAGCGCTGGCGGGCAGGCGTGCCGCGCGGCGCTTGGAGAATTCAAGGGGGTTGGTGGCGAGGCGTTCGACGATGGCGTCGACGGTGGCAAAGCCGTCGATCAGCCCAACATCGAGCGCTTGCTGGCCAACGAAAACGCGGCCGTCTGCCATGTGTTGCAGCACGTCGGCGGCGGACACGCCCCGGTGGTCTGCCACGGCGTCAACGAACACGCCATACAGGTGGTCGACCATTTGCTGCATGTACGCCTGGCCCTCGGCGTCGAGCGGCTTGCCACCGCTGGCCATGCGCTTGTAGCGGCCTGCGGTGATTTCGGTGATTTGCTGGCTGCTGGCCTGCGGGCTGTAGCTGTGGGTGACGACCACGCCGATGCTGCCCACGGTGACGGTGGGGCCGCTGGCAAACACCGCATTGGCTGCGCTGCCGATCCAATAAGCGGCGCTGGCCAGGGCGCCGTCGGTCACGGTGACGATGGGCTTGATGGCGCTGAGCTCGCGCACGGCGGCGGCCAGTTCGGGCGAGCCGATGGTGGAGCCACCGGGCGAATCGATGGCGAGCACCAGGGCGCGCACACGGGGATCGGCCACGGCGCTTTCGACCTGCTTGGTGAGCATTTGGGTGGAGGCGCCACCACTCACGCGCATGAACAGGTTGGCTTTGGGGGCCAGCGCGCCTTCGATGGTGAGCACGGCCACACCGCCCTGGCGCACCTCGTAGTCTTGCTGTTCGTTGGCCAGCGGGCGGCCCAGGCGCGCTTCGATGGCGGGCAGGTCGATCTTTTCGCCGCGCAGGTGGGTGGCGTAGATGGCCTGCATTTCAACAAGGCGATCGGGCAAGATGGCCCAAGGGCTGCGCAGCAGGTCGAGCAAGGTCATTCGGTGCTTTCGGTTGGGCGCTCAGCGGGCGTTGCGGCTGGCTGCGCAGCGGCCCCGGCCTTGGGCGCGGGCAGCAGGTTGTTGGCAGCCAGGGCGCTTTGTTCGGCCACTTTTTGCGACAAGGTTTCGTTGAAGTCGGAGCCGAACAGCTCCCACTCGGCGCGCTCGCGGGTCATCAAGCGGGCGTCGATCGCGGCGGTGTACGCGGCGACTTCTTTTTGCGGGTCGAGGCTGCCCATGCTGTCGCCGGGCCAGCTGGCGCGCGTGTAGGCCCACCGCAAAAGCGGGTCGGTGAAGAAGCCGGGCGCTGGCACGCGACCGAGGGACACGGCTTCGGCCAGCCAGGTCTCGTACACCGGCTGGCAAAAGCTGCCAGCGAGCCACACGCGCACTTTTTGGATGTAGATCTTCGCGTCGTTCAGCGCTGCTTTGCTGGCGCTGAAGCTGCTAGTGAATTTCTTCATCATCAGCTCGGGCGGCAGGCTCAGGGCCACAGCGATCTGGGCGATGACGCTGTCATTGAACGGGCCAAAGTTGGGGTTTGGGCGGCCGGGGTTGACGGTGCTGATTTTTTCGCCGGGCGCGAGGCCCACCACGGCGCCCACGCCCAGGCCGATGTCGGGCTGGCTGGCGTCTGCGCTGCCACCGTCGAACACGGGGGCGGCGTTGCCGGTGGGGGTTTCCACAAACACGGTGAGATATGCCGTGATGACGGCCGCTGTGATCTCGGCCTCGGTGTAGCGGTCCATCTGCTTGATGATGTTGATGACGGGCGTCAAATACGGCACGCCGCGCGGCTGCTCGGGGCGGCGCTTCATGTAGTGGTGCAGGATGCGTTTGCGCCCGCTGGCGCCCACGCGCTCGACCCACTGCCCGGCGTACATGGAGCCGGTGGCGGAATACATGGCGCCGGGGTGGCGGGCGTAGACGTAGAAGGCCTGCACGGCGCCGCTCTCGGCCATGCGCACGCCTGCGGCTTCCAGGGCCGTGTCCATGGCGCCCTTGGGGTTGCCGATGCGGTCGGCCTCCAACAGCTGCAGGCGCAGGGCGTAGGGCTGCATCAGCGAGCGCTCGCCGTTGGGCAGCAGGGTGAAACAGTCGCCCGATTCCAGCGCGCTGCGCAACACGATGGCCTGCAGCTCGTAAAAGGTGTTGGTGTCGGTGTGGTCGCAGGCGGTGCTGTCTGCCCACAGGCTGTATTCGGCCTGCACCAGGCGCTTCCACTGGGCCACCTGATCGGCGGACCAGCCGAGCACGGCGGCGTTGGGCTGGCTGACCAGGGCGAGGCCGGTGCCGACCACGCGGTCGACGTTGGTGTTGATGGCGCCGGCGGCGATCGGGTTGGTGGCGGCCAGCTCGCGCGAGGCGCCGCGCTGGCTGGGCAGCTTGTGCAGGGTGTCGCTGCGGGCGTCGCGGGGGGCGGGGTTCCACCAGCGGCGGGCGGGGTTGCTGGTGCCTGGGGTGGCGTCTTCGCCGCTGAGGGCTTGGGCGCTGGGTGTGCCGCTGCTTTCGAGCAGTGCGAGGCCGGTGCGCGATGCGGCGCGTTGGGCCGCCCAGGCTGGCGCCACCGCTGCAATGGCGCGGTCAAGCGGGTTGAGTTGCATGGGTTAGTAAGGCCGCAGGTAGGAGACGCGGCGGCCTCGGGTGCGGCTGTTGGCCGGGTTTTCTGGGTGGGCGTCGGCTTCGAGCTGCAACGCGTTCACCTTGGCGGTGAGTTGCGCGAAGTCGCCGCGCTGCAGGCTGCGCTGGCCACCGCCTTGGCCTATCTGATACTGCTGCCCAGTGGAGGCTTTGCGCTCGGCGTCGCGGTAGAACGCGAGGTCGGCGGTGATGTCGGCGTAGGGGCGCATGGTGGGCAGCTTCAGGGGTTGCGGGCTGCGATTTCAGCGGCGGCGCGGGCGAATTCGCGGGGGAAGTGCACTTCGCTGGCGCGCCGGGAGACGGTGTCGAAGTCGAGCCGCTTGCGGTACTGCGGCTGAGTCTTCGTGAAGATCAGCACGGGCATGACGACCTGGCCGCTGCGCTGCGCAACACCCTGCACGCCGCCGGGTTTGCCGAACAGGAAGTAGCCGCGCGGGTTGACGGCGGCGCTTTGCTTGGTGCGCTTGGCTTTTCGGCCACCACCGGCTTTGCCCCAGGCGACGACGCTGCGAATGAGGGGCGAGGGGATGTTGCCGAACGAGTCGAGCTCGATCTGGCGCCCGGGCATCACGCGGGCCCCGCTTTCGAGCAACCCGGCGTAACGCAGCGCGCGCTCGAAGCGCTTTTCGTTGCGCTGGCCACCTTCGACACCAGGCAGCAGGAAGCGCTCGCCTGCGATGGCGCGGCCACCGGCGGTGTTCTTCACGAAGATGCCGGCGCTGAGATTTTCTCGGGTGGCAGGCTGGATGGCCAAGCTGTTGAGCGCCCAGGCGGTGGGCCGGTCAAACGACTTCTTCATCGCGTCGGGCATCTCTTTGCTGGCGATCAGCTTGGCGGTGCGGGTGAGCGCGGTGGCGGCGGCGTAGGGGATGACACGCGCAGGCACATCACGCACGGAACGGATCACATCGGCCATGCTGCCCTGTGAACTTCTGGCGTTGATGCTGAGCATGTTGGTTTTGGCTGGCAGCGCGCCCATGAAAAAGGCCCCGGCTTCGCGTGAAGCTCGGGGCCTTTTGGGGGCGGCGGCGGTTGGAAATTGGCGGTTGTTTCGCGTCTGGCGGACTTGTGAGACCTACAGGAATTGGGGCCAATTTTGGGCCAAAGTGTCAGGTGCTTGCAAGGGCTAAGTTGTCAGGTGTTTGGCTGACAAAAAAGGGGTTGACGGGTGGGCGGGTGTTCGGGTATTTGGCTGGCCTACTTGCACCCGCCCAACTGGCGGCATTCGGCCAGCAGGCGCTGCGCGTCGTCTCGCAGCTCGCGGGTGCGGGTGTCGCAGCGGGTGGCAACGGCGGTCATTTCGCCAGAGATGGCGCCTTCCCAGGTGGCGCCTGCCAAGTTGTTGTTGGCGTTGGATTTTTGGCGGCGCAGCGCCTGCATTTCACCGTCGCACTGTTGGCGCAGGCGATCCACATCGGCCTGAGCGCCGGGCACCGAGCGCAGTTCCAGCTCTTGCACTCGACGGGCCTTTTGGCTGGCTGCGATCTGTGCGTTGATGCGCTGGGCTTCGGTGGTGGGTGCTGCTGGTGTGTCTGATGCACCCGCTGCGGTTCGGGTTGCGGCAGGTGCTGCACCGCTGGCTGGGCGCACGGTAAGTGTTTCGCCTTTGCCGCTGCACGGTGCGTCTTGAAACGCCACCTTGCCGTCTGGCCCGGTGCACTTGTTGACGGCTGCGGCGGGCAGGGGCAGCAGCGCGAGGGCTGCGACTGCAAAGGCTGAGGCGAAAGCGGCGGCGCGCCGGGTGGTGGTGTTCATGTTTTTCAAGTGCTTGAGGTGGTGTGGCTGGGCGCATGGGGCAGCGCCGCCAGCGCGCGCTCATTGTCAGCCACGATGGCCTTGCTGGCGATGTGCACACGCTGGCGGAAGGCGCGCAGCAGCACGTAGTAGTGCTGGCGGCTGATGCCCAGCGCGTCGGCTGCGACTTTGATGGGCTTGATGCGGTAGAGGTAGTGGGCCTCGAACACCTGTTTGTCGATCGCGGCTGGCTGGCTGAGGTAGGCGAGATTGAACGCGAGCAGTTCGGCGCTGGTCAGGGGGTCGTGCGGCACGCGGCTCATGGGCCGGGTGCTTTTGGTGAGCTTGCCCAGGATGCCATTGAGCGAGGCCACCGGCGCGTATTGCCGGCGGGTGCGGCACCAGTACACCCAGCGCTCACACAGCACATCAAGGTCGGCCTGTTCTGGGCTGTCGAGCAGCTCGCCTTCGGTGTCGTCGTCGGTTTGGGGGGCGGTGGCTGCCAGGCGCAGGGCTGCTGGGGTCTCAGGGGTCTCGGCTTCGGTGGGGTGCTCGGCGGTGGCTTGGTTCATGAGATTCCTTTTGAGATCAGGCGGCGGTGGGTGGGGGGGGGGGCGGGGATGGGAACGGGGATGCGGATCGGCGCGGGTGGTGGACGTGGATCCACGGCGGTGAGCGCAGGGCTGGGCGGGTGGCTGGGCTGGTGGGCGTCGTCGGTCGCCTGCACGTCTGTGGCGGTGGGCTTTTCCGGCGGAGTACTCCCCGCTTGCGAGTCGGCATCGATGGCCGGTACCGGCGCGGGTGCTGCGGGCGCGAACAGGTCGAAGTTGGCCGGGATGAGCTTGGCGCGCAGGCGCGCCCAGTCGAGGGGACTCCACTTGTGCAGGCCGAGCTGATGAGCGAGCGCGAGGTTGTAGACGGACACGTCCCAGGCCTCGTTTCGCGCGCCGTTGGGCTTGAGCCAGGTGCGCACGGGGCGGCCTTTGGCCCAACGGGTTTGCGGCTGCTCAACCACCATTTGCTCGGCCCACTCGGGCGCGAGTTGGTTGTGGTGGTGCATGGCGCCAGGGCCATCGGTGAGCAGCATGCGCCCGCTTAGCCAGTCTTTGGCCACGTCGGTACCGACGGCCCAGAGTTCGACGCCGCCGGGGGTTTTGCTGCCGCCCCATTCGATGTCTACGCGGCTGGGGGCGCTGCCCATGATGGGGCGATTTGCTCGGTTGGCGCCGTGCAGCACGGTGCAGTTTTGAGCCTTGCGCGCACTGCCGTAGTTGTAAACGTCTTGGGTGTTGGCGCCGCCGGCGTCGATGCCGTAGGCGCTGATCATGATGGGGCGGCCGCTGGCGTGCAGCAGCGGGGTGCGGCGGATTTCGTCGAGCCGGGCCCAGACGCTGCCAGGTGTGTCGGGGTGGGAGGATGGCGAGCCGATGATGGTTTCGTAGTCGATCACCCAGTGCTCTAAGCCTGGCCCCCAGCCTTCGATTTGCAGTTCGAGGCGGTTGGGCTGGGTGTCGACCGCCATGGTGACGACGAGGGCGCGTTCGGGCACGATGCGCGGCGGGTACGGCTCGGCGCGCTCGCGCAGCTGCTTGACGGTGGTGACGCTTTCGGTGTTTTCGTAGCTGAGGCCCAGGCGCGTGTTGTAGAACACCTGCATGGCTTCGTGGTCGCCGCGCTGCAGGCGGTCTCTGGCGCGGGCGAGTTGGCGGGCGAGGCTGAGCCAGGTGATGGCGCCGACCGGCATGTAGAAGGCCGACATGGTGAAGCTCACCGTTTCGCCGTCGCCGGTGGCGGTGGCGACCCAGCGCGCCTGGCCACCGGCCTTTTGGTCGGGCAGCATGTTGGTTTTGTGGTGTTCGTCGATCTCGCTGCCGCACTCGGGGCAGACGAACCAGGCGCGGTCCATGTAGCCGGTGTCTGGGTCGCGGCGGAAGTGGAAGTTGTCGAGATCGAGGTGGTGCAGGTGGCCACAGTGTGGGCAGGGCACGTGGTACTGCTCTTGCGTGCCCATGTAGAACAGGTCGTCGATCTTGCTGAAGCCTTTGATGGCGGGCGAGCTGGTGTAGAAAAACTTGCTGTCGTTGGCGAACTGGGTGGCGCGGGCTTCGACGATCTCGACCGGGTCGCCTTCGCCGTCGACGTTGAGCTGCAGGCGGTCGATTTCGTCGACGTAGATGTAGGGGGCGGACACCTCGGCGAGGTTGGCGGCCGAGCCGGCGGTGTTCATGTAGAGCGTGGCGTCGCCCAGGAAGTCTTTGGCCTGCACGGTGTTGCGGCTGTCTCGGCTTTTGCGGGCGGCCACGCGTTCGCGCAACACGGGCACGTTGCGGATCATGGTGGACACGCGAGCGCTGAAGCGCTTGACCAGCGTGTCGGTGGGCTGCAGGGCGAGGATGTTGCGCGGCTTCCTGTGGATGATGGCTGCGATCCAGTTCAGGGCGGTTTGGGTCTTGAACATCTGGCTGGCGACCTTGGCCACCACGCGCTTGCAGGGGTCGCTGGGGGAGAGCACCTGGTGCACGCGGCGGGCTGGGTAGCTGCGCTCGAACCGGAAGCGGCCCTTCACCGGTGCGCTGGCCGGCAGGACCATGAATTCTTCGGCCCATTCATCCACACGCAACTCAGGGTCTGGGCGCGCGGCTTCCATGGCGGTGCGCACCACGAGCTCGAAGCCGTCGGCCAGGTTCATTGGGTGACCTCACGGGCTGGCAGGCGGTTTTGCATGGTCTCTTCCCAACCTTCGAAGGCCTTGCGCATTTCGTCGGCGATCACGTGCTCGATGTCGCGCGCGTCGGCCAGGCCAATGCAGCGCGGTGCAGCGCGCTGGCTGACGGCCAGGGCGGCGTCGCGCAGGGAGCGAAAGCTGTCGAACACCGCGCGCTCGACTAGGTCGCGGTCGACCAGCTTGCCCACGGCCACCATGTTCTCGCGCCGCTTTTTCTCCCAATCCTCCTTGGATTCGAGGGAGCGGTAGTGCGAGTAGCCCGGGTCTTGGCCAGCGGCGCCTGCTGCATCGGGCGCTGTAGGCGATTCGGCGGGGGCCGCGCTACCCAGGCCAGCGGCTGGTGCGCTGCTCGCTGCTGTGCGGCTGCTGTCGGCCCGGGCGCGTGTGTTTTGTGCCCACTGGATGTCTGCAACAACCGGGTCGATCATGTTGCGGCCGTTCTTGCCAGGCATCGGCGTGATCCGGTGCTCTTGGATCGCCTTGCGCACGGCCTTTTCGTCGCAGCGGCGGTGCCGCGCGTAGGCCGAAACCGTGATCAATTGAACGGCCATCGGACTAAGCCCCCACCTTCGGAATGCAAACCGGACTTTGCCCCACGCCAGCCACTGGCGCGCGCGCGGGGGCCGAATTACCCCGTGGGCTCGCGTCGGCGGGAGTACCTATCGGGGGGGTGGGGGTCGAGGGCCGGGCGGTGTTGCGGTCGCCATCGGCTGATGGGTCGAGCAGCTGCTGCGCCTCAGGCGCCCACATGATCAGGAAGCTCACGCCGAACTGCACCACGATGCGCGCCACTTCATCGGACACACCAGGCAGATCGAACGGCGTGCCCACCACCCTGCCCGCCTCGACCGCATAGAACCGGTTCGGCTGGCCAGCCACACCCGAGCGCACGAACCGGTAAGCATCGCGACCAATCACTGCGGCCTTGTCCTTGATCGCCGCATAGGTCGCGGGCATGTGCTGCTTGATCTGCTCAAGCTTCGCATCGATGTCGCTTTGCTCTTTCACTCTGGTGTCCATACTGTCCAACCTTTTCTATAGAGGTAATAGGTAGAGAGGGGGTGCGCTTGCGAGCGCGTGGGTGGGTGCGCACCGCCGGGTGTGCCTGCCTGCAGGCTGGGTGGGTGGACGCGGTGCAGACAATGCAGCGGCTGCAACTCAATCCAAAGGAGAGAAGAGCAGCCCATGCCCTCCCAGGGGGAGCGTGGACACCGTGGACACTTGGACACTCAACCCATAGGCGCGCCCACCGATGTCCCCGCTACCG